GTTATCTAAGTTTGGTGTAGAGATTAGAGACCAAGCCACGTTTATTGTTTCGCGAAGACGCTGGGAACAGCTTATCGGTATTCATAATAACGGCATTAATTCGGTCCGTCCTTCAGAAGGGGATTTACTATATCTCCCTCTTTCAAAAGGCTTGTTTGAGATTCGCTTTGTAGAAGACGAACAGCCGTTCTATCAGTTATCTAATCTCCCTGTCTATAAGCTTCAATGTGAGCTCTTCGAGTTCTCTGGAGAGAAGTTTAATACTGGTCTTGAGTCATTGGATGACGCTATCAATAGCCAAGCTACTCCCCAACTTAATATCCATCTTAGTACAGATAATAATGCCATTGACTTTATTATTGGGGAAAATATCCAGCAAGAGATTACAGTTGGCTCCGGTGAATACATTACGGGCAATGTTGTAGACTTTAACTCTGTTACAAGAATAGTATCCATAAACGAATGGGCTACTACAGACGGTAAATACCACGACTTCAATCTTGTCTCCAATTTAGTCGGGGTAACATCTGGAGCTTCGTGGGGCGTAACAGACGTGTATCAAATTAATGATACATTAGATAAAGAAGCATTTGGAAACGATAATCAATCTCAGAATCAAGAGTTCGAAGCTGTTCAAAGTGATATTATAGACTTCAGTGAAAATAATCCGTTTGGAGACATTGGTTAATGCTATCAGAACATTTTTATCACGCAGCTATACGCCGTACTATTGCAGCATTTGGCTCTATCTTTAATGACTTAAAGGTAGTACGTAAGGATGGTGATGGTGAGGTTAAAAGTATTACCCGTGTACCTCTAGCATACGGTCCTAAGCAAAAGTTTTTAGCGCGTATTGAAAGTGAATCCGGTGGTGTAGCTATTAAGCTTCCTCGTATGTCATTTGAAATTACTGGAATGACATATGATGCTGCTTCTCAAGTAAATAAGATGAACCAGCTTAAGCTAGGTACTATCTCTAATGGTACACGGCAAGCGGTATATACACAAACGCCATATAGAATGAATATTGATCTTTCTATAATGGCTAAGAATCAAGACGATGTCTTGCAGGTCGTAGAGCAAATACTACCTTACTTCCAACCTGACTACACAATAACAATTAAAGAAATCCCAGAGATTGGTCTTAAGACTGACGTACCTATTGTATTGAATTCAGTTAATCTAACTGACGATTATGAAGGGGATTTTCTTTCTCGTAGAGCTATAGTGTATACTCTAAGCTTTGAATTACGTGTAAGGTTCTATGGTCCTGTCAAAACAAAGAATGTTATTCTTAATTCCTCAGCTGATCTAAATGACCTAGACACTTTCGGATTCTTAGAAGAGGTTGCAGCTATAGGGGATCAAGCTACACTAGATATTAGTACTGGCATTGATGAAACAGATGATAATTTGATAACACCATGAAAATAAATAAAACTGACATTGATGACGATTATGAATTTGCTCGTGCAAAGTACTATAATCTAGTAGATAAAGGTGATGAAGCTTTGGAGCTTATGATGGAATTAGCTCGTGAATCAGAGCATCCTCGTGCATTTGAAGTCCTATCTAATATGATGAAGCAAAACGCTGAGATCGCTGATCGACTTATGGAGCTTCAAAAGAAAAAGAAAGAAGTTGAAAAGGTCGATAGCAATGCCCCGGCTTTACCTAATAGTATGACGCAGAATAACGTCTTTGTTGGATCATCATCTGATCTACAAAGAATGTTAGCCTCTAAATTTGAAGAAAAAGCTAATGTCATTGAGCCTGAAGAATAACGTAGCCGGCTATCTCGGCAATCCAAATGTTAAGCGCGATGGTATAGATCAGAACTTTACTAAAGATGAAGTTACTGAATATGCTAGGTGCATGCAAGATCCTGCATATTTTGCTCGTAAGTATATTAAGGTTATATCCCTTGATAAGGGATTAGTACCCTTTGATCTATACCCATATCAAGAAAAAATGTTTAAGCATTTTAGAGAAAATCGATTCTCTATTATTCTTGCATGCCGGCAGTCTGGTAAGTCTATATCGTCTGTAGGGTATTTACTATGGTATGCTTGTTTTCATCCCGAAAAGACTATTGCTATTCTAGCTAACAAAGGTGCTACTGCACGTGAGATGCTTGCTAGGATTACCCTTATGCTTGAGAACCTACCATTCTTTCTCCAGCCAGGGTGCAAAGCACTCAATAAAGGTTCTGTTGAATTTTCAAATAACTCCCGTATTATTGCAGCTGCTACATCTGGCACATCTATCCGGGGTTTATCTGTAAACTTACTCTTCCTTGATGAGTTTGCTTTTGTGGATGACGATGCAAGATTCTATACGTCAACCTATCCAGTAGTTGCTGCTGGTACAAGTACTCAGGTTATTATTACCTCTACAGCCAATGGATTAGGCAATGTATATCATAAGTTATATGAAGGTGCTGTACAAGGCACAAATGAATTTAAGCACCTCAGGGTAGACTGGTGGGATGTGCCAGGCAGGGATGATGAGTGGAAAAGACAAACTATATCAAATACGTCACAGCTACAGTTTGATCAGGAATTTGGTAATACGTTTGTAGGAACTGGTAATACTCTTATATCTCCTGATGTGTTACTTGGTTTAATATCAAAAGATCCTATAAAAGTCACATCGAATACTAGAATCTATAAAGACTCAGAGCCTGATCATGAATACATGATGTTTGTGGATGTAGCCAAAGGTCGTGGGCAAGACTATTCAACCTTTAACATTATAGATGTGTCTACAAGGCCTTTTGAGCAAGTGGCAGTATTCCAGGATAACAACATATCCCCACTGCTATATCCTGATGTGATATATAAGTATGCCAACATGTATAATCAAGCATATGTTATTATTGAGAGTAACGATCAGGGTGCTGTGGTTTGTAACGGATTATACTACGATCTTGAGTATGAAAATGTGTATGTAGAGTCAATGATTAAAGCTAACTCAATTGGCGTAACTATGACTCGAAAGGTTAAAAGGATAGGTTGCTCAAATATAAAAGATTTAATTGAGCAGAATAAGATCGCAATACATGACGCAGAAACGATTATAGAGCTAAGTACGTTTAAAGCTCGTGGCAGCTCATATGAAGCGTCTAACGGCAATCATGACGACCTAGTAATGAATTTAGTTATGTTTGCTTGGTTTACTACTAATCAGTTCTTTAATGAATTAACGGATATAGATGTTAAGAAAATGCTATATTCTGAAAGAGTAAGAGCTATGGAAGACGATATTGTTCCTGTAGGTATATTAGATGTTGAAAATGATAATTCTAAATATACTGTAGAGGATGGTCTTGTCTGGGAGTCAGTAGAATTTTAATGAATAGGGAAGAGCTAGTTGAGCAGTATGAGATATATCACCAGAATCGTGATACCCGGGAATGCGAAATAAAATGGCATCATATTGATATGATATATGCTCTTAACAAAAAACTCAAGCTCAATAGCGTGCTCGATTATGGATGTGGCCACGGTAAGCAGTGGACCGAAAGGAAAATCCACAAAAAGATGAAGATCCCTGAATATTTTTTATATGATATAGCATATCCAGATTGGACAGAAATGCCAGAGGGTAATTTCGATCTTGTAATATCTACTGATGTTCTAGAGCATATACCAGAGGGTGAGTTACTTGACGAGGCACTGAAAAACATATTTTCAAAGGCAAACAAAGCTGTTTTTTTAAAGGTTGGTACAACCCCAGCGCTAAAGGTATTAGCTAATGGGCAAAACGCTCATTGTACGCTAAAAAGTAAAAAAGAGTGGAGATCAATTTTAGAATCTTTAGCAGAAGAGTATAAGGTCTATATGTGGCTAGGGTTTAATAACGAATAGCTAGAAATTATAAATAGTAAACGCATAACTTAATAAACAATTATCTTTAGGGAGATTACAATGGCAAACGATAATAATACAAATGTAATATCAGAAGCACGCAATATACTTCTAGATATAGATGTAGACCAAAGGGATATTCATGAATCTATGAGTGTGGTAGACGATAGCGATGTAGAACTTCTTAACAGGGCACAGAGATATTTTAACGATACTATTGGTCACGTCCCATGGCAAAGAGCTTTTTTAAAGAAATACGCTGGGCACAAGGAGCTTAAAGTAGCTCAAGAAATGTTTAAGCAAGCTACAGTTGCAAGAAAGAAATTTATTGATGATCTAGATTGGCTTG